TTGCAGTTGCACAGGCTACTATGGATACTTATAAAGGTGCGGTTGCTGCTTATGCTGCGGGTTCATCTGTAGGTGGCCCAGCGGGGATTGTACTTGGCCCAGTAATGGCTGGACTAGCTGTAGTGGCTGGGTTAGCAAATATTAAAAAAATACTATCTACTAAGCCAATTGAAAAAGGCGCGCCTAGTGGTGGAGCATCTGCACCAGCACCCCCTCCAACGCCGAGTTTTAATTTAGTGCAAGGTACAGGGGCAAATCAAATTGCGCAAAGTATAGGTAATCAAAACCAACCCATACAAGCATTTGTAGTAAGTAGTAACGTATCATCCGCACAAGAATTAGACAGAAATATAATCACAAACAGTACTTTATAATTGTCTTTTTTGTCGTTTTTTGATACAACAGATAAATAATATCGTTATAACAATATGAAAACATACGAGGCTATATACGAACCAAAAAAAGTTAAAGGAGTTTACGGAATTTCTTTAGTTGAAAATCCAGCAATGGAGGGTTTGTTTATTGCATTATCTGAACAAACAGAAATACAATTAAAAGAAGTTGACAAAGAGCAACGTATTTTAATGGGTTTGATTTTAGAACCTAACAAGCCTGTTTACAGAAACCAAAACGGGGAAGAGTTTAATATTGTTTTTTCAGAGAACACCGTAAAAGAATTATCACACGGTTTTTTTAAACACAACAATCATAGCAATTCAAAAATTGAGCATACAGGTAGTAACATCAAAGGCGTTACGTTCGTTGAAAGTTGGATAGTTGAAAACCCAGAGATTGACAAAAGCGCAAATTTTGGATTTAGTTATCCAAAAGGCAGTTGGATTGGAACGATGAAAATAGATGATGATAGCATTTGGAATGATTATGTAAAGACAGGAAAAGTACAGGGCTTTTCAATCGATGCTATGATTAACCTAAGAGAAATTAATTTAAAATCAGAAATAGAAATGAGTAAAGAGAACGAAAATACTTTAATCGAGTTCTTAAAAGATTTGCCTAGTAGAATTGCAATAGCGATGAAAGGCGAACCTAAACAGGACGAGCCAGAAGTAGAAGTTAAAACTAGAGTTACTGCAATCCAATTAGGAGAAGTCCAAACAGAGGATAAAAATGTAACTATTTTACATGATGGCGAAACAATGGAAGTTGGAGGCAAAGTTTGGATACTTGCAGAAGATGGAACAGAGGTTAAGTTGCCTGTAGGTAGCTACAAACTAGATGGAGGTAAAATCCTAGTCGTTACAGAAGAGGGAATTATCGCAGAGGTAAAAGAGGCTACGGCAGAGGAAGCTCCAGCGGAACAAAAGCCAGCAGAAATGACTGTAGCAGAAACAGACGCAACGGCTAAAGCTATTGAAAACGCTATTAAATCAATTATGATTAAATACAAAGCGGATTTCGATACTGAGTTACAAGCTATCAAAACAGAATTGAAAGCTGATTATGATAAACAAATTTTGGAGCTGTCAAATCAACCAGCAAGAACTCCTATTAGAAGTTCTCCACAACAAGCAGAACCTAAAAATTCAAAAGAGAGATTACAAAACGCAATTAACAACGTAAAAAATTAAATAATATGTCAACAAGAACAACAACAGTGTTTGGCGATATGGAATTGGTTTCTGAAACAATTACAGGGGCAACGACACTAACTCAATCAGATAGCGGAAAAGGATTTACACTATCGGCATCAGCGGGAGCGGTAATTACTTTGCCATCTGTAGCAAAAAAAGGATTTAAAGCAAGATTTACAGTAGGTAGCGCATTTGCTACTACTAACTGGACTATTGTAGCAACAACAAGTGTTATTCAAGGAAGTGCAGATGTAAATAGCACACTAGTTCCAGCCTCAAATGAAAACACAATTTCTTTTGTAGCAACAGCAGAAACTATTGGAGATTACATTGAAATCTATTCAGACGGCACAAACTTCTACGCATACGGAATCGGAGCGGGAGCGGGAGCAATTACATTCACGGCAGTTTAATAATAAAAATACAAAATAAATAAATGGCAACTACAACATCAGTATCATCAAATTACGCAGGCAAGGAAGCAGGCGCAATTGTAGGTCAGGCTTTCAAAGAAGCTGATACTATCACAAAGGGGTTCGTAACGGTTTACGAGAACGTGAATTATATGCTTAATTTGCGTAAGATTCAATTAACAGGAGGTAAAAGAGAGTATACTTGTGGGTTTGTTCCCGCTGGCTCAATCACTCTATCTGAAAAAACGCTTGCGCCTAAAAAGTTTAAAGACGATTTTAGCGTATGTAAAGAAACTTTCAGAGCGCAATGGTCAGAGGAAAGTATGGGTGCATCAGCACACAACGATAACGCTCCAAAGGATATTATGGACGCTATCTTAGTTGAAAAATTAGCACAAACTGCTCAAGAATTTGACGACAATATTTGGAATGGAGATTCTGCAAACGATGATGAGTTCGACGGATTTTTAAAATTATTCTTAGCAGATTCAGAGGTAATCGATGTTAATTTGACGTCGCCAGTTACAGAGGCTAACATCGAAGCAAACTTAAAACTTGCTTTAGCTGGTATTCCAGTAGCTTTAAGAAGAAAATCTTTGAAAATTGGGGTGTCTACAGATATATTCCAAATCTATACGTTTTTCTTAATCTCTAAAGGATTAGCTAACGGTTTAGGTGGTGATGCTAATACTGGGATGAAAATTGGTAAATACACACTTGAAGAAATCAACGGTTTGCCTGCTGAAACAATTGTAATTGCAGAGCCTAAAAACTTAGTCTTTGGAACAGGATTACAAGCTGACCACAACGAGGTTAAACTTGTTGATGAGGACGAAGTAGGATTACTTACTGGTCAAGTAAGAGGTACGATGGTTTATAACGCTGGAGTTCAATACTACAACGGAGCAGAGATTGTTTGGGCTAGAGATTATTAGTAGTTAATAAACAAGTAACAAAGGGAGTTTAGTTACTCCCTTTATCAAAATAAAAAACATATGGCTTGTCTTATAACACAGAACAGAGTTAAAGGTTGTAAGGATGCAATCGCTGGAATGAATAAACTATATTTATTCAACGATGTAGAGAATCCTTTTACAGTAGTTAATGGAGTTTGTACGGCTATCAATCCGCTTTTAACAGAAGTATTCCAATACGATTTAGTTGGTGATGGTAATACTTATGTTGAATCAATGGTAGGTGATAGAAATACAGGAACTTCACCAAACACACAGACTTTAACGCTTGCTTTACATAAAATAACCAAAGAAGATAATTTAGAATTTAAATTGTTAGTACACGGTTATCCAAAAGCAGTAGTTAAAGATAGAATGGGTAATTACTTAGTAGTAGGTATTACTGATGGTATTGATTTCACAGTATCTCCAACAACAGGAGGGGCGAAAGCAGATTTCAACGGTTACAACATCACAGGGGTAGCTACAGAAAGCGCATTATCACCTTTCTTAGATAGTGCAACTACAACGGCTTTCTTAGCATTAGTAGCGGAATAATAAATTTTTGTCTTTCATTTTTAAAAACCGTTTTTTGATACAATTAACGGTTTTTTTCGTTATAACAGTATGAAAGTTTTAAACTCAAATGATACAGAACACGAAATAATTTTCATTCCTCGTTTTTATTTTGAGGGTGATGTAGTGATGGAATTATATAACGAAGAGAAAAGCACTACAGAAACTTTTACGATTACACCTATTACAATTGATGGTTATGTTTATATAGATTTTGAAAAGGAATTTACAAACAACACTAACTGTCAAATAACAATAACGTCGGACGATGAAATAGTTTACAGAGGTAAATTATTTGTTACAGACCAAACCGACTTACAAGAATACAAAATTACAAAAGACGTATTTACACTATGAGTAATGATATCAAATTAATTCAATTATCGAATTACATCGCTCCAAGATTAGAAGAAAACAAATCTAAAAATTGGGTTATGTATGGTAATAATAACTCATTCTACCAGTATATAATTGATAGGAATAATGGAAGCGTAACCAACGCTACTATAAACAAGTCTTACAATAATTTAATATACGGTAAAGGGTTAAGCGCAAAAGATGCAAGTCAGAAAATTGAGCAATGGCTAGAGTTTATTTCTTTGTTAAAACCGATTGAATTAAAAAAGATTATTTCAGATTTCCAGTTATTTGGTGAAGCATCAATACAAGTTGTAAAAACTAAAGATAGAAAAAAAGTTGCTGGTATTTATCACTTGCCGAAAAACTTAGTTATTCCAGCGATTGAAAACGAAGAGGGAGAAATAGAAAGCTACTTTTATTGTAAAGATTGGAGCAAAGTTAATAGAGTTGGATTTGAAGAGTTTAAAGTATTAGGCACTTCAAGAGATGAAATCGAGATATACGTTATAAAACCATATTCGGCTGGGTGTAATTATTTTGCTAAACCCGATTATTTTGCTGGACTTCCATACGCAGAAATGGAGGAAGAGATAGCGAACTTTTGTATTAACTCAATTAAGAACGGATTAAGTGCTGGATATTTAATCAACGTGCCTGATGGTCAAACGTTAACTCC